GACAACACGCCGACCTACTTCGCTCCCGTCTACGCGTTCCACCACGATGTGGATGACCAGCGGCGCGCCAACGAGGACGACGTTCTCGATGCCGACACCGAGGCCACCCTCATCTGCAACCTGAAGGCCATGATCAAGCGCGAGAAGCTCTGGGCTGCCAAGTACCTCGCGACTTCGGTCTGGACGACCGACAAGGAGGGCGTGGCGTCGGGTCCGACCGGCACCCAGTTCCTCCAGTGGAACGATGCGAGCTCCACGCCCATCGAGGACCTGCGCGCGGCCAAGACGGCTCAGCAGGTGATCACGGGCTTCAAGCCCAACACCCTCGTCCTGGGCCAGGAGGTCTACGACGCTCTCGTCGACCACCCCGACATCGTGGACCGTGTGAAGTACGGTCAGACGGCGCCGGGGCCGGCGACCATCGACACCAGCGATCTCGCTGCCGTCCTGAAGATCCCTCGGGTCTTCGTCATGGAGGGCGTCGAGAACACTGCCGCGGAGGGTGCCACCTACTCCGGCGCCTTCATCGGTGGGAAGAAGGCTCTGCTGACCTACGCGGCGCCTCGTCCCGGCAAGATGATCGCCACCGGTGGCTACACCTTCTCCTGGCGCGGATATCTCGGCGCGAGTGCCATGGGCAGTCGCATCAAGAAGTTCCGCCTCGAGCAGATCGCCTCGGATCGCATCGAGATCGAGATGGCGTTCGATCAGAAGCTCGTCTCCGCCGACATGGGGACGCTGTTCTACACCGCGGTCGCGTAGACCGCATAACTGGAGGCTGTCCTTAATGGCTAAGGAAGTCAGACCCTCTTTCACGAGAACTGGTGAATACCAGGTTCGTAAGAAGTTCCGGTTCGCCGGGAAGGACTACGAGCCCGGTGACCTGTTCCCGTGGCGTAAGATCTGCTGCAGCACTCGCCGGCTGCGACAGCTCTACGAACAGAGGATTATCGATCCGGCCGGCGAGGATCTTCCTATCGAGGAAGAAACTCCCGAGACCACGGCGGATGAGACTTCCGTCGAGGCGGCCGACGACGCTACCACAGATGAAGAGGAAGAAGACGATGAGGAATCCACGGATGATGAGGACTCGGACGATGACTCCGAGGACGACGACTCCGAGGATGACTCCGACGATGAGACCTCCGACGAGGAGATCATCGAGTTCGTCTTCGACCCCAGCATCCACGAGGTGGTCAACCCGAAACGCGGTAAGTGGTACATCACGAAGGACGGCGAGGTCCTCGAGTCCATCTACCGTAAACTGGGCCTCGATCTTCAGAAGGCTACCGAGCCTGTGAAGCTCAAGGTCGATCCGGACGGCGACCTCGTGGTCGTGGAGTAAGAGATGAGCGAGACCATCCGGGTTATCAATCTGCTGGAGGACGTGGCCGAAAAGGCTGTCCGTGACATCGCCCTTGAGGTGACGGATAGACTGATCGCTACTACCCCTGTGGCAACTGGCTGGGCCCGATCCAATTGGATCCCGTCCATCGGTCAGTCGATTGATTCCCCGGATGGTTCTCGCGAATCTTTTGATGGATCCCAGCAAGCTCAGGGAAGAGCTACCGTAGCCGGAGGCTACAGACTGAAGCATGGTAGGATCTTTGTCTCAAACAACGTACCCTACATCGAGAAACTGAATGCAGGCTCTTCTCCGCAGGCTTCGGCCAAATTTGTGGAGCAGGCTGCAGATGAAGCCGTCAGTGCGATAGAGGCCCAATTATGAGTTGCCGAGGGCTGACTTTGACTGGATTCCATTCCAACCGATCTGGGTCTCTTTCGGATGGACGAGCTGGCGAACGAGGCCCTCGGCTTTTTGAAGGCTGTTATGACTATTAACGAAGCAAGAATAATCGTCTACGATGAGTTCCGCAGTGCATGGGAACTTGGCGATGAGCGGACTATTCCGATCTTCTTCGATAATATGGCCTACGATACCAATGAAGTTGATGAGTTCGTAGAGCTAAAGATGCTTCATGTTCCGGGAGAGCACCACTCTTTGGGACAGCCTGGTAATCGGATCTTCCGTCGTGAAGGTGTGATCCGGGTGGTAGTTAGTACCCAGACAGACTCCGGTCTGAAGAGAGCTGACGAACTTGGTGCAGAATGCCTTCGCATCTTGGAGGGCAAGTCCTTCGTTTCCGACGGTAACACGGTGCGTACAACCGATGGACATTTTCGCGAGCTTGGTCCGAGTGGCTCACACTACAAATCTGAGGTTGTGGTGAACTTCAACTACCAGGACCAGAAATAGTAGGAGGATCACAGAATGAGCAGAGTTTCAACCAACACTATCTCAATCGCATATGCGAAGGAGACTAGTCTTGGGGTTCTGCCGGGCACACCTCAGTGGAAGTTGATCGAGCCGAATACGATCAATGTCTTCGGTTCGACCATTGCCACCGTGGCCCGGAACCCCATCTCGAAGGATCGCCAGAGGAAGAAAGGCACGACTACCGACCTGGACAGCGCGGCCGAGTTCCCCGCTGACATGACGGCGGAACACGCGCTCGACTTCCTCTCCAACTTCATGTTCGCTTCCTGGACCGATGTCGAGGTCTGGGGACCGTACGAGACGAACACCGTGGTGGATGCTGACGCTACCGGCGATTCGTTCGGTGTGAGTGCCGGAGGCGCTCTGGCCGCTCTCACACTGATCTACGCTCGTGGCTTCACCAACGCCGCCAACAACGGTCTTCATGTGGTGGACGCCGGCTCGACGGGTACGGAGATCGAGGTTACCAGCTCGCTGGTTACTGAGGCCTCTCCGCCGACGACTGCTCGGATCGAGGTCTGTGGATACCGTACTGACACGGGCGATCTCGATGTCACGGTCTCCGGAACTTCGGTGACTCTCACGACGACCACTCTCGATTTCACTACGCTTGGGCTGACCGTCGGCCAGACGATCTTTGTGGGCGGCGAGGCCGCTGCCAACAAGTTCGCCACCAACCCGACTGCCAACTCCGGCTACCTGAGGATCGTATCCATCGCTGCGAACTCGATGGTCTGCGACAAGTCCAGTGGAAACTGGGTGACGGAGGCCAACACGACTCAGGACGTTGACATCTACTTCGGCCGATTCCTTCGGAACGTCGCGGTTGACAATGCTGACTTCCTCGAGGAGAGCATCCAGTTCGAAGCCACGTGGACTGACCTCGAGGCCGTCGGCACCGATGCCTACGAGTACGCCAAAGGGAACTACTGTAACCAGCTGACGCTGAACCTGCCGCTCTCCGACAAGGCGACTTGCGAGTTCGGGTTCGTCGGCACGGATACTGAGCCCCCTTCGACTACTCGCGCTTCGGAGGCGGAGAACGCCATCTCGCCGATTCAGACCGAAGCCTTCAACACCACGGCTGACATCGCGAGGCTTCGCATCACTCAGACGGATGAGACGAACCTGACGTCTTACTTCAAGACGCTCACTCTGACCGTCAATAACAACGTCACTCCCGAGAAGGTCATTGCTTCGCTGGGCGCGGCCTTTATGAACATCGGGAACTTCGACGTGTCCATCGAGTCCCAGGTGATCTTCACGGACAAGGCGATTCCGACCGCCATCCGGAACAACACCACACTCACGATGGACTTCAGCCTCGAGAACAGCGACGGTGCGTTCTTCTTCGACTTCCCCGCCATCACCATCGGCGGAGGAGACAAGGAGTTCCCCGAAAACGAGTCGGTGCTGATGAATGTGCCCGCGTCCTGCTTCGAGGATCCGACGCTGGGTTACTCCATGAGCATCTCTCACTTCCCGTTCATGCCTGCTTCGTAGGCTGAACACAATGAGGAGACCCAAATGAGTAAATTCGCCCCGATCTCTGTGACCATGCAGGAGGAGGTCGAGTACATTCTGTACTCACTGGCTGGAGAGCCGACCCTCGTCCTCAAACAGGCTGGCGAGATCAACAAGCCGTACTTCAATGCGCTTCTCCGTCGCAGCCGGAAGAATATGCCGCGAATCAAGTCGGGCAACATCGACGCCGACCTCGTGGCTGCCAACCGACAGAACGACCGGGAGCTCTACGCTAACCATGTGCTGGTGGGATGGAAGGGCATCAAGGACACCGATGGGAAGAACGTTCCCTTCACCGCCGCTGATGCCCTCGACTTCCTGAACCAGCTACCGAACTTCATCTTCGACGAGATTCGGGACTTCGCTACCGAACCTCGGAACTTCGTCAAGGATGAGGAAGGGCCTGAAGTCGCCGAGGTCGCGGGAAACTTGCCGAGCGCTTAAGATGGGAGTTGGACTGGAATGAGAAAGGGTTCATCGCAGAAGCTGCTGCTCTCAGGGGCCAACCGGCTCCGAGCTGGCTTGAGGATGAGCCTTTCCTTGCTCCTGGTGAAGACTTCTATCTGGGCGCTTTCTGGGAGCTCAGCACCTGTCGAGCGATGGGTATGTCGATTGGCCCGATCCCTTGGGACAAGGTCGTTGACTACGCAAGGTTCGCAGGGCTGGACTATGACAATCTGGGGCTGTTCGTGATGGTTATCCGAGCAATGGATTCGGTCTACCTCGAATGGCTGAGTAAGAAAGCCGAGAACAAGTAATGGCTGACTTTCATATCAGAGTCGTAGTTGACCCAAGACAAGGACAGCGCGCGGTTAAGTCCATGCGCCGGTCCCTTGGTGGACTAGAGAGACAAGGCCGAGGAATTGGTAAGATTCTCAAAGGTGCTCTAGTCTTCGCGGGGATCGGCGCTGGGCTTCGCCAATTGACCCAGCTTGCTGACCGATTCACTCACCTCCAGAACCGTCTCAAGACGGTAACTGAGGGTGAGGAAGTTCTGACGGCAGTTACCGAACGACTCTTCGATGTTGCCAACAGGACTCGTGCTCCGTTCAAAGCTACAGCCGAAATCTACACTCGAGTTGCACTGGCTAGTAGACAGTTAAAGACTTCGCAAGAAGAGCTGATTAACTTCACCGAATCTCTTAACAAGGCCGTCATCCTCTCTGGTGCCACAGCACAAGAAGCTGAGGCCGGCATGCTCCAGCTCTCGCAGGGCTTGGCATCTGGCTCGCTCCGAGGCGAGGAGCTTCGGTCCGTCCTCGAACAGATCCCTGTGGTAGCCGACGTAATCGCCAACTCCATCGGTACCACTCGAGGTGAGTTGCGTAAGATGGGTGAGCGTGGCGAGATTACTGCGGACATTGTCCTCAAGGCTTTCCGCGAGGCCCGCGTTGAACTTGATGAGAGATTCGGTGAGACTATTCCGACCATCGACCAGGCCTTCACCATCCTTCGGAATAGTGTGACCAAAGCGGTCGGTGACTTCAACAAGGGCTCGGGATCAGCGACCAAGTTCGCGGGATTCATCATCGAGCTAAGCAAGAACACCGATAAGCTAACTGAGGCTCTCTATGTGGTAAGTGATGTCGTAACCGCCACCGTCGAAGAAACCCAGAAGCTCTTCGGCCCATTAACTGAACAAATGGCTACCTGGGGAATCGAGTGGGATACTGTCTTCAAGAGTGCCGGTCTTGCGGTTCTCGTTCTCTTGCAGACGGTAGCCCAGATCTTTGACAAGATCATCGGTATCACTACTGCTGTGGTAGCGATCATTGTCACTAACTTCAAGACCATTCCCAAGGCTCTGGCCGATATCTTCCTCAAGGCCTTCAATGGCGTGGTAGGTATTGTCGAGAAGGGCATCAATAAGATCGTTGACGGGATCAACCTTCTCAACAAGGTACTCCCAGACTTCGCCAAGTTCGATCCGCTCGAGCAGGTTGAATTTGGTAGAGTAGACAACAAGTTCGAAGGCGAGGCCCGTGCACTCGGTGCCCAGATTGCCGAGCTAATGCAAGCGGGAATGGAACAGAGTGCACTCGAGGATGCTGTCGTTGGGGTTATTGACACAGTCTTTGACAGAGCTGCTGAAAGAAGTTCTGAGAGGAAAGCCGAACAGGCCGACCTTTCTGGGTCAGCAGCTGGAGGTCCTCCTGGTGTTAATACTGGAGACACCCTGTTCCAGAAAATTCTTGCCGACTTGGCACTCCAGGCTGAGCTGCTAAGGCTCAACGCCAAGGAAGCCGAGTATCTCACGATCAAGCTCGATGCTGAGAAAGAGATTCGTCGCGAGCTCACTGCCGTCGAAGAGGACCAGCTAAGGGCTGCCGTTGGTCTTATCCAATCGCTCCGCGACCAGGCCCGTGTCCTCGATGAGATCGAAGGCCCCTACCGAGATATCTATGATCGGCAGGATGCCCTCAACGAGCTATTCAACCGAGGTAGGATCACAGTCGAGCAGTACAATGAGGCTGTGAGGAAACTCCACCTGGAGATGCTCGAGCTCGCCACAGACCTCGACTCGGGATACGCTCGAGGAGTGGCTAAGGTTAATGAGGAACTCCACAACCTGGCCCAACTGTCTGAGTCTGTAGTCACCGGAGCCTTCGAGGGAATGGAACAGTCCATCGTCGACTTCGTGACCACAGGTGAAGCTAACATGAAGCAGTTCGTGGATTCGGTCCTGGCTGACTTGACTCGGATCCTAATTCGATGGCTGCTACTCAAGGCAATCGGGCTACTTCCCGGTGGTAGCGCTGGTACTGCCGCTGCCAGTGCAGCAGGCGGAACGTCTATTGGTGGCGGTGTAACGGCGATGCAAACGGGAGGATCGTTCAGTGTCGGCGGAT